AGCCAAGCACTCCAAGCACTCCGCGCACTTAAAAAATGATGGAGGTATTTAATATGCGCGACTTTACAATATCACGTGCGGATTCTAAAAATTCGTTAAACTGGATGCCAGCTAAAGAAACCTGGGCGGCATTCTGCGAATCGGTCGAGGTCCCGGTAAGGACCAAAGAGACTTCGGCACGCTATGGACAAATGTCCAAGCTGCAAAAGGCGCAACTCAAGGACGTCGGTGGGTACGTCGCAGGACTCATAGAGGGCGGACGTCGTACCGTAGGTAACCTCAAATCTAGGTCCATGCTGGCCCTTGATGCTGATAGTGTCGGCAAGCTAGACTTTGTGGCTGCTGTTGCGGCTGTGCTGCACGATTACAACTACGCCATATACTCCACGCGCAGCCATACAGCCACCAGCGGGCGTTATCGTCTTATAGTCCCGATGGCCCGCGACCTTGCGCCTGACGAATACCAGGCTATTACGCGCAAGCTGGCTGGTCTTATTAATATAGAGTTATTCGACCCGACAACCTTTCAACCTCACAGACTTATGTACAACCCATCCTGTTCTGCGGATGCCGAGTACATATACCACGCCGTGCAGGATAAGGTCCTACTAGGCGCCCAAAGCATGCTAGACCTATACACCGACTGGCACAACGTGGCGGAGTGGCCTACACCCATTGCCGGTAAGATAATCATATCCGACTCGACCAAGCGACAAGGGGACCCGGAGGGCAAGCCAGGCATGGTAGGCCTGTTTTGCCGTGCGTACTCCCTAGAGGACGCTATGGACAAGTTGTTGCCCGGCGTATATGAGCCTACAGCCGACGGCCGATATACGTACATGGCGGGTAGTTCCGCAGGCGGCGCGGTCCTGTATGACAGTAAGTTTGTCTACAGCCACCACGGGACGGACCCGTGCAGCGAACAACTTTGCAATGCGTTTGATATGGTCAGGTTACATAAGTTCGGGCTAAAGGACTCCGAAGCCTCAGAGGATACGCACGTTTCTCGCCTACCGTCCTACGCTGCTATGCTTGATTTCGCGAGCGGTCTGGACGCCGTGAAGAAGCTAGCGTTCGCCGAACGTTCCGCAGACTTTAGCAACATCCCAACCTTAGATGATCCTAAACATCCGCCCGTAAATCCAGCGCCCGAGAACCTAGACTGGCAATCAGAACTTGAGGTCAACAGAAAGACAGGGAACGCGATGCCAACCTATTGCAACCTTGGGTTAATAATACAGAACGATGCAATCCTGAAAGGAACATACATGGACATGTTCGCAGACCAACCAAAAACACAGGGCGGCCTGCCGTGGGATGACCGCAAGTGTCTGCGATGCTGGTCGGACACGGATGACGCGGCGTTGCGGATGTACGTGGAAAAAAAGTACGGCGTGTCCAACGTTGGGAAACTCAAGGACGCCTTTACCGTATGCCTGCTTCGAGAGCATCCTGTACGTGAGTATTTCAGTCATATAGTATGGGATGGAATACCCCGAATTGAACGCCTGCTCATAGACTTTCTTGGTGTGGCCGACACACCCTACGCGCGGATAGTCACACGCAAGACCCTTATCGCAGCCGTGGCACGTATCATGACGCCGGGTTGTAAGTTTGACAACATGCTTACCCTGGTAGGCAAACAAGGATCGATGAAGTCCACATTAATCCGCATCCTCGGGGACCCCTGGTACACGGACTCCATGCGTCGAATCGACGATAAGGACGCTATGGAAAATCTACAAGCCGCGTGGATAATTGAGATGGCCGAATTGGCCGCTCTGAAAAATATGCCAGAAGAAAAAGTTAAAAACTTTTTGTCATCAGGCGCCGATAAATATCGGGCCAGCTATGCAAGCCGTAGCATCTACCACCCACGCCAGTGTATTTTCATCGGCACCACGAACAACATGGAATATCTAAACGACCCGACAGGTTCACGCCGGTACTGGTCGGTGCTGTGTGAGCGCGCAGCCGCCACAAAGGATCCATATACCATAGACAACGCGTACCGTAATCAGCTATGGGCTGAAGCCAAAGCCTACTTTGAGGCAGGCGAAGTGTTGCACCTTGGTACTGAGTGGGACGATGTGGTAACGGCTCAGCAAGAAAGGTTTTATGAAACGTCCCCATGGGAAAACACGATATTGGACTATGTTAACACTGCGCGGCCTGTAGACTGGCACAGAATGCCCATGACTGCGCGTCTTGCATGGATAAGCGGCGTGGGGGCACTAGATGCGGAAGTAAGCCTTGCGCCCTTGCAGTCCGTGAGCGTCAAACAGTTATGGATTGAGGCCCTTGGTGGCGTAGAGACTCAGTTGAAGCGTTCCGAAAACCAGCAAATCAAAGCCATTCTTGCCAGACACCCTGCGTTGGTAGAGGCCCAGACACTCAATGCTGACGTGGTGCACGGTAGGCAGCGTGGATTTACAAGAATACAGTAGGTGGTGAGCAAGAGATGTATAAAGATTGTCTGACGGACCCAAGGAACGGCGGGTCCTGCTATCTGAAAGCGTTCAGTTCTGCGTGGAGCTTAAGGTTAGTTGCGCACATATGAGTTAAAGCCCTTACATCCAATCTGGACATAAGGGCTTTTTTTGTACCTTTATACGCGGGACATTACGAACGAAAAGACCGCGAGGCACAGCCCACCTAAGGCCGTAACCAACAGAGACACTATGCCTATGAGTACCTTTTGCATTATGTCGCGCATGTACTTTGATAACCCTTTGACGTCTATAACTATGGTGTCTAATTTTGCCTCTTGCTTCACGTTTGCAACCTCCAGGCTTTTTGTCCTAAACTCTAGCGATAGGATCCTATCATGATTAGCACAGCTTGCAACGGTATGTGGGTTGTCCATGGCTTACCGGCCCCCTCCCTGTTATGTATCTATTATACACCGCATGGGTATTTCGTGGTAGGTAATATGGTCTGACTTGTCAAGCCAATACGCAAATTAAGTGAAAGGGAACTCCATCAGTATACTAGTCTGCGCGCCCTTAATCTCTATGTTACAGTTATAGAATATTAAGGTACTGCTTGCCCCGTTTTGTATCTTGATGTTGGTTAGCCTGTCAGCAACAAAGCCCGTCGGCAGTGTCAAAGATATCCGCCCCACCCCCGCAAATAAACCGTCTGAATAGAATATACCGGGCACGTATGACGTATCGTTTATATAGGCTTTAGTCGCGTTAAGTATCAGCGCTATGGCGCTTGCCTCGGGCATCGGCGTTGTAAACAAGAAGCTGTGAACAACGGATATGTGCGCCGGCACAATGTCTCGTACCTTAGCATACAGGTTAGCGTCCGCATACGCGCCGTCATACCACAGTGATACCGAATAGTCACTGAGGTATGTTATAGAGGCAAGTGTTGCGTACGGTGCTATGGCCAACGCGAGGTTCTCAAAGTTGCCCTTGGTCCCTCCGAATAAAAGTGTCTGGACGCGTTGGCGCCGACTTGTAACTGTGGACCCATCCGGCACCACAAGCTTCAACATTTTTTCCCATCGGCCTATTCCTATTTCGGTCATGGTATCCGCAAAGGCCTGCGTGATTATGTCGGCTATCTCAACCTTGAGGGCTGCAAGTTCGTAGGATTCCGTTTCTAGTATTTCCATCATTTCCAGAATGGACGAGTAGAGGTCCTCTGGCAAGTACGATTTAAGCGCTGTAAATTCTTCTGGCTGCCCCATGGCGCACCCCCTTTAGGTAAATACTGAAAGCCCTATTACTGCAACCTCTTCCTGCGCGATTACTATATTAGCCGTGCCCAGGTTAACGGTCAGACTTGCGTAGTCTAGCACACCCTCTATGCCCAACAACAGGTTAGCTATCGTGTTGTACCGTATAGGCGTGCCCGCAGTTGTAAAAGCCACCGACGCTAGGTACGCTATTAACTCTGCGTCAAACAGGCCTTTTATGGTCGGCAGGTCCGCGCCGCCCTCTATGGTCAACGTAGCCACCACGGCTATAGTCACCTCGGCGGCGGTTAGAACCTCCACGCGCGCGCCTATGGGTGCCTGTCCCGCTCCGTTACCGTCCTGGTCTGGGTCTATGTAGGTCTGCGCCGCGTCGATGATAAAACTATTCGCGCCGCGTAAACTAGAGTTCAGGACGTATACATCCACGTTGTACGTACCGACACGATCCGGCTGCGGTATGCACCTTGCAGCACCTACACCCGTTACGGACTCACCCCATGCTTTGTAATGCGCGGCGGACCCTGCAAATACCGGATAGTTTACGTCGTCTATGTACCGCGCGTATAAGTCTGCGTCCGTCTCTTCGTCCGTTCCAGCCTCCACGATGCCCGCCATAAACGCATATTCCAGCGTAGGGTATGCAACGATAGGTATCAGGTCACCTATGGGTTCATTTCCTGCCAGCCCCGGAGTTTCACACGTTAACCATGTGTAACTTGGTCCGCCTGAGATATCCGTTACCACGTAGATAAGGGCGGACCCAGCGATGGCGAACCGGACGCCTAGCGCGGGTTGTATCAATCCGAAGCCCGCAGACCTGATAGCAGGTGTGGCCGCTTTACGGATTACGCCACGTTCTACCGCTCGGCGTTCTAAAAATGACCCCGTGGCTGTGTCAGCGTATACGTTGTCTGACGTTACCCCCAGGTTAATGTAACTTTCAGCCAACGCGGCCGCCACTGGCGCGAGGGCGTCAAAGATGATGCTGCCCTCGCGCTTATCGACGTTCGTCGTGACGCGGCCCATCATGTCCGTTAAGATATTGTCGTATGTTTTATCCTCATATGGCAATTTGCACACCTGCTTCCACTGTCCCCAGATTTGTTAGTACATCAAACGTTACCAAAGCGTTGTCTCCACTAAAATCAAACAAAAAATTGTCAACTGACACTATGCGTGCATCCCATAACAGGGCGTCGGTTAGTGTCCGAATTATTTCGGCCTGCGCGTACTCCCGGGGCTTACCGAGAACGTTCCAGAACTCGACTCCATAATCAAACGAATAGATAACGCTTACATACCGTTCCGTTTGCGTTATCTTATAAATCGCCTGCTTTATGGCGTCAAGGTCGTCGGTTAGGCCCACGATACGCGTATCCGTCAGTTTGTACGTACGGTTGGTCTGCTCGGTAACGTCAATCTCTGTGCCTATAGGCACGCTTGCGGCTGTTGGAATCATGTTAACGCCTCCAATCTATCCAGGATGACAAAACGTTGCCCTGCTGACACTCTCAGTAACAACACTACGTCATCCACGACGAGTCCGTATTTCAAGGTTACGTCCGCCATCTTTGTGCCTACAATCGCATGGTCGTGTTCCAGCGCTGTGTGGTTGTGGCTCTGAAAGCTGTTATCCCCGATACCTGTTACACCGTTTGAGTTAATTATAACGGTCTCCGTTTCCGTGAACCACCAGGGTACTGGGGCGGGCGTTATGTCGGCGCGGACGGTGTGTTCCCGGACCGCGTTAGTAAGTAGCAAGGCGGCCGCGGGTATCGCTAGCTTATCGCCAACTAACACGGTCAAAGGGTCAACACTGGTAACCGTACCGATTAGTACATCAGCGGGCATGTTTCGGTCCGTCACCGATTGTGCTAGGTTCTTTATTACGTCAGATAGCATTATATCACCGCCAGGGTTAGGTCCATCGTGTGGCCTGTTGTATCTAGTGTATGCTTCGCACTCTCGACTAACAACCGCAAGTTTAGGTTTAAGGCGTCAAGCTGAACGAAGAGGGTTGACCCTCCGCGCACCCTTGTGTCACCAATAGCCCCGTCAAGGCTAAAGTCTTTCGTCACTCTGTTCTTGAGTGCTGACAGTGCGTTCATTTTGTCGGTTATTTGCTCCGGTGTTTCGTTATCGTTTACCTTCTCGTAGTATTGCAAGATGCCCCACAAGGTCTGGTTGGTGCTGTCTTGTGCTACGTAGACGTCACGTTTCTTTGTGTCCGGGTTGTCCCGGACTAACTTAAACGTGTTATAGGTGTCAGAGTCGATGGACTCAGAATACTTGTAGCCCGTCACGTTGGCCTTGTCACCTAGCTGCAACAGTAAGCCGCTGGCCTTTACGTCGCCAAGGGTCAGTTCGCCGAAATTATCATACAGATAAAACATTTCGCCCGTGGCGATTAGGGTTTTATCCAGTGCCTTTAAGATTACATCCAGCCCCATTTTGTTATCCTCAAGCAGGGTGGGTATGACGTACGATGTGTCTATTAGGCTTGCAGTCTTAAGTCCAAACGTGGAGGCTATCTTTGAGATAACCTCCGTGGCCGTTTTGCTAGAAAACACAAACGTGTCTTTATTCTTGAGGTACCTTAGCTGGTCGTAGGCCGTTATGCGCTCGGACCCCGTGCGGTCTGTTTCGTACTTGAACACGTAGCCGTAAAACACTTTCTGCCCGTCCAGCTTAAAGCGCACTATGGAACCCATGGGCGGTCGGATATATTTGGGCAACGTAAAGGTCAGTTTGCCGGGTCTTCCCTTCCGCTGTGTGTCCCACTTAATGTTGGTGGCGTTGTCCTGCAAGTCGAACGTTACGCCACTTTTTGGGTCCTGCAACAGTAATTCTATCATGGGAGTTTCAACTCCTGGCCGATGCTAATAAAGTTGGGGTTGCTTATCCCATTTAGCGTGGCGATCTCAGGGTACCTGGCGCCATCACCTAGGTGGCGCTTTGCTATCGCCCATAGCGTGTCGCCTGAAACTACAGTATAGACTGGTGGCGCTTCGTACGTGTCAGCCCTCGGCTGTCCCTCTGTTTTCTCAATTTTAGTTACACCCGCCTCCGCAACTAACGACACTGTGCGCGGTCCGTACTTGCGGAACTCTCGGAGGGCTATCATATACTCAAGGTCACCAACACCCAGTCCGCCCTCCGATATTTCTAGGTCGGTTATGGACGCTATCAGACTGACAGGGTATCCAGACCCGGTCAGCACAAACTTGACCACCTTGCCCAAATCGTGCCAGCGTTGCATCTGGTCTGCATACCGCGATGGGGGAATGAAGCTCTCTGTCTCACAGTAGGGTCCAAAAACGCCCGGAAAAAACGACGATAGCTTAATTTTACGCAGGTTCCTTTTTTCAACCTGCCCGACTTCCCCAAGGCCTATAATCTGGTAGCTCGTGAAGTCGCTGCTGTTTGAAACCCCCAGCTTTTCTGGGTTAACTGGCAGTTGTATGAGGTTCTTGCCATCTACCTCGGACAGATAAAATTTATATCCCATCAGTTATACACCCCCTCTGCGCCGGATTGCAGAGCATCCAATAACTGCACCTCAATTTTCTTGAGTATGCCCTCCACATCCGCGTTCTCATTAACTGTATCTATCCGCGTATTGACCTGCGGCGTCAAGGTTACGAAGTTCTGTACAAACTTCATTTCCGAAAGCTCCGTCAGAAGCTTCAAGTCCTCGTCGGCAATATTAACATCGCCCTTTATCGTACCTATGTCCCCTATTTCTTTGCCGGGGCCCATAACGTCCTTGAGTCCCCCACCTAGTCCTCCGGGGCCACTAAGTCCTGGTGGTAAGTTGCCCATACCGCCTGCTGATATTCCGCCTGAGGTTAGGCCTGTGGGTAACATGTCAGTAAGTGACGCCAAGCCGTGATTCATCCAGCCTAAACCTGTGGACGCCAGTTGCTGACCACCTGCCTGACCGAGGTCAAACGCGGCCTTGTAGTCCACAAGGTCATAGGTTTCTTCAGGGCTCGCGGATGTTAGTTGCGGGCTCGATTCCATAACGCTGGCCTTGAAGCCCTCCGCGCGTCCTAAGGCCCCTGTAACCAGCCCTCCCACGGCAATTTCTATGCCGGGTATGCTGTTTATAATGGCCTCTATGCCGGAGGCCGCTGCGCCCATCTGGTTGATTATACTAATAGCCAGGTCGGCAAATAGGAGCTTCACCGCGTTTACAGGATCTATCCACACGTTGTGGAAAAAGTGTTTAAAAGCAATGAAGTTGTTCATAACCCCGAACACCATATTCTGGATGTGCGCTGTCAGGACGGCCATGGTGCCGCCTACATAACCCGCGACCTGTATAACGGTGTCCTGCATGTAAAGAAATGCATACACTAGTAGGCCAATGGCTGCACCTATAAGCAATATGTACCAATTGGCTATCAACCATGCTGTTATCAGTGCGATAACTACCCCAAGCTGCGCGTAGAGGGCACCCGTTAGGGCTATGACGGCTGGGATAGCTACAGCTATGAGTGCGCCACCTAGCGCATAGGCAAACGGCTCGATTATAGGCCACAATTCCATCCAGATCTCGTATAGGTCCTGTATGGCCCCAAACATCCAGCCGATAGCCAGTGCGGCGTATGCAGCCCCCTGGCCTACCGCCACCATAGCTTCTATAAACACAGGACTGTTAAGGCCTTCGATGACCATCTGGACCGCTGGCCCCATTTCGTACACAAATATGTTCGCGATGCGCTGCCAGGTAGTGCCAAAGGTCCGAGGCATTGACTGGAACCGTGCCTCAATATCATCTGCCCCCGCAAGCACAGCATCCTTGAGTATCTGCGATGTTATGAGGCCGTCGGATGCTAAGGCCTTGAGGGCCCCGACGTTTGCTACGCCCAGCTGCTCCGCGATGACGTTAGTGATTATAGGCGCCTGCTCGGATATAGAGTTGAATTCTTCACCGCGCAGGAAACCAGACCCTAAGGCCTGCGTAAGCTGTATGAGTGACCCACGGGTTTCCTGCGCGTTACTACCGCCTGCCGTGTACCCTTTTTGTATAATCTCAGAGAACCTGATAATCTCGCTTGTGGACCCAAAGGCCGACTTAGCGTTGGTGCCTATTTTAGACACCAACATACCGAGGTCTGTATAAGACCCTCTAGCCCTCTGCGCCGCATCGAAAATCTGGGCTTGCAGCTGCTTGGTCGTTTGGAGGCCGTCGTTCATGTAGTCGACACGTGCCCGTATTTTAGTCTGTTCGTCAAAAAATTCGGCGACATTAGAAACACCGCGCATCAATCGCCCTGCTAATTCAAGGCCCTGGTTAACGTACACCAACGCATTACCAAAGGACCGCCACGACTGACGCAAGAAGTCCATAAGGTTGGACCCTTCGGCACCGCGGCGGTTAAGAGCTGCTAAGTCAGCTTCTAGTTCGCGCAAGACATGCGAGTAATCCCGCGTTGCCGCAGCCGCGGCGCGTACCGATATTATTGTGGTGTTGTAGTTGTTGGTAGTATTCTGCTGGGCACTACTGGCCGCGCGGCTTGCAGACTCCATTTCGCGCAGCTGCCTTTGATAGCTGCGCGTCGCGCGCTCAGCCTGATCGGTAGCCGCCAAAGCCCTGCGAATACCCGCTGTATAGTTGTCGGTCAGGGATAGAATAGTCTCTACCCGGCGCACCTCATTAGCCATGTTTCACCCCTACTTTTTACTTCGCGACTTAGATAGTTCCGTCAAACAGGCAAAAATAAATGCCCGATCTCTGTCGGGCATCTCCATTAACTGCCGCGGCAGGATGTTAAATTCGCTCAACGCCGCCAACGCATACCGGGCTAGTCCGTCATCGTTGGCAAAGAGTTTTTTGCGTCAGCTTGTAACTTTTTGAAATCGACGAACCCTGACAGCTTTTGTATTTCCCCAGCTAGTGCCTGTATTTCACCAGGTAACAATATTTTCTTTACGTAAGCCTGCGAAGAGTGAACCCCCACCGCGTCATGCGAGGCCTTGTCGCGCATATTGGGCATTACGCACCCTTGGATTAGAATCTCAACGTTAGCCGCTGAAAAATCAATCTCTAGGCCGTCCTCTTTGAACTTACGGGTCTTCTTTGCGATTGCCCCCATAACGTCCTCACTGACAACCTGTATTGTAAAAGGCATTTCGCCGAATCTGTCACCCAATATTATGTCCAATTGCTTGTCGTTCACGTCTTTATTAGCGTTCAAAAATTCTTGAAGATTCATTGCTTTGTCTTTGATCATGTCGTTTGCCTGCTCTCTATTTATATTAGTTGCTAATTTCTGTGAAATGGTCTAGGTACTCTAGGCCCTCGAACGTAAAAGGTAGGGACTCGCTCAAAGCGTCATCGGCCACTGCATCCAGTTTACCAAGGATAATGCTATTGAGGTTGCAACGTTTGAGTAACACAGTCTGCTTGCCTGCAGCACTTGCCGGGTCTGCATTGACCATTTGTAAATCAAAATACAAGGCTTTACCGGTCTTTACGTAAGATGCAGCTTGCTCGCGGAATATCTTACGCATGTAGTGTAGTTCCAACGTCCCGCTACCACGCACGCCGTTTACCTTGTGACCCTCGAACCGCCGGCCCATGCCTTTTATGACACCCTTGATATACTCCAGGGTTGCCTCCGCCGTTTTGCAGTCAAACAACTCGTACACGCTACCGTCGATAACGGCTGTTGCAATACCCTCTTTACCGCTGATTGTGTTTTCCACATTGTTCAATGGCATTCTATCCACCTACTCTCTCCGTTATCTAACGTACGCGTTTACATAAATCTTGTTAATGGAACCTACAGGCTCCAAGTACCCCTCGATGGTAGTCGCGTCCGCTGCAAGGCCTGCGGATATTAACAGGTCTACCGCTGCATCAAAGTTAGTAAACGTGCCGTCTGCAATCTTGTCGTCCATGTAGCCAATGATGCGTCCTTTGAGGACGTTGCGCCCGTTGTCGTTGTTGTCCAACTGACCAATTACGCCAACTTCTGCGATAGTCGCCACGTCGCGGATCCAGCCGAATAGTGCGCGCACTACGCGGTTAGCTTTGAAGTCTGAATTTTTAATGGCTGTGGTAGTTGTCAAGCTGTTGATATCATATTCAACGCGTGCCTTACCGTCTTTCGCCGTAAACACAAATTCGCCAGCCACGATAGCGGCTTCGATCTGTGCCCCTGTGTACTTGGTGTCTACGTCCGATGTACCCTCGTATACAGAGTACGTCAAGTCACCGTTAGAACCTGCGGCTGCGGATGCTCCCGCAACCCATGCAACCGCTTGTGCCGCTGCGAGGATTGTACCGTCAGCTAATACCACGCCGTTCTTGACGTTTGTGATAGCCTCATAGTCCGCTACGTACCCAGCAACATACATATGGATCATGTTGCCCTGATTTTCTACCTGGTCAATTACCCAGGCTTTGTAGCTATCTTTGATACCAGAGTCCGTCACGTCGTACAACCCAAAAGTATTAAACTGATACGGTTCGATCGTTGTCCTGAAAGTCCCGTGGTTGCCTGCGGTCACCGCGATAGTAGTACCCGATGCTAACGCTGTGCCTGCCGTTGCAGTAAGCACACCCGTGCCGGTCCAGTCCACGTACAGACTGTCAGCAAGATTAGCGACCGTGTCGATGCTTACCTGCTGTTCAACTAGTTCGGTGCCCAGATATAGGTTAACAGTAAACAAACCGCCGCCCTCGGACACAATAACCACATTGAATGTGTTGCCTGTAGTCCCTGAGTACTTGGCCGTGGTGATCAAATTACCCACCGTGCCTGTTGCCTTGATGCCCGTGTTGGCGTTCAGCCTGAATGCCAACACTTTAACCGCG